TGGGTTGAGAAATACCGTCCTCAGGAATTACGAATAGAAATAAATGCTCACCAGAAAGCTTACGCCTTAGATGACGACTTACGACAATGGCTCGCAGCCTACGGCTGTCAGCTCAACTCTCACTTCACTGGTAAAAATAAGTGGGATACTAGTTTCGGTGTGGCTTCTATGGCAAGTCTTTTCGGCACTGTTAGAGATGGAAGATTCCAGGATAACAATCTGATTGAGCTACCCAGCAATGAAGGTAGCGAAGGCTTGAAGGCTTTAGTGCAGCAGTTGATTACCTGGAAACCTGATTCTAGAAATCCCAGCGACTGCGTTATGGCACTATGGTTTGCTGTAATCAGGGTAAGAGAATTGATGCAGCAGAACTCGCATACAGCTAGGTGGATGAATAACCGATGGGCTACCAGAGCTCAGAAGGAACGCCGTCTGGCAATTAACTTAGATGAAGCCATTTCAGAACAATGGCAAGAAACATACGGATAGGAACTTAATGTTATCCATTGAACAGATTGCTGCACGAGTTGAATCGCTGCGCTATCGTAATGCAGACAGGGACGCACGAAACCAAGATGTCCTTGCTGTGCGTAAAGGACAGATTTCATCCGTATATCCTGACTTCTTTCCAGATGGTGTAGATGCTAATGTCGTTGCAAATTTTGTGGATATTGTTGCGAGAGACTTGTCGGAAGTTATGGCACCTCTCCCGGCCGTCAACTGCTCCGCGGCAAATCAAACGAGCGACAGAGCTAGAGCTTTTGCTGATAAGCGTACTCGCATTGCTAGTAATTATTTCGCCCATAGTGACTTATCTGTACAGATGTATTCGGGTGCTGACTGGTACATCACATACGGGTTCCTCCCGTTTGTCGTCGAAATAGACACAGAAGCTAACTTACCACGCATTCGTCTTGAAAATCCAATTCACGCCTATCCTGAGTTTGATAGATACGGACGCTGCGTTGCTTTTGCAAAGCGCTACTACCTAACCCTTGGAGAATTGGTAAGCCAGTTCCCAGAGTATGATGCTCAGCTTCTTGGCCGCGATGGTTACGACCAGGATATGAATTCAATGACTGAGGTTGTTCGTTACTACGACAAGGACCAGTCAGTAATTTACATGCCAGAGAAAAGCAATCTAATACTTTCTCGAGCCAAGAATCCTCTTGGCAAGATGATGGTAGTAATTGCACGCAAGCCATCCGTTGATGGTGAGCTCCGTGGACAATTTGATGATATCCTAGGTATCCAATTGCTTCGCAATCGTTTTGCTCTTCTTGCAATGGAAGCAGCAGAAAAATCTGTACAGTCTCCAATTGTACTCCCACAAGATGTACAAGAGCTACAGCTTGGTGGAGATGCTGTCATACGTACCTCAAACCCTGCCGGCGTTCGCCGCGTAGAACTCACGCTTCCAACTGGAGCATTCACTGAGCAAACACTACTTAATCAAGAATTGCGTGTTGGTGCTCGTTATCCTGAAGGACGTACTGGCAACATCGACGCATCGATTATCACGGGCCAGGGCGTTCAGGCTCTCATGGGTGCTTTTGATACCCAGGTCAAATCTGCTCAAGCTATCTTTGCTAGCGCCCTCCGTGACGTTATTCAGATTTGTTTTGAAGTAGATGAAAAGATTTTCCCGATAGAAAAGACAATTCGTGGTGTCGATGCTGGTGCACCGTATGAAATTACATATAGTCCACGAAAAGATATTAAGAATGACTATAGCGCTGATGTGCGCTACGGCATGCTTGCAGGTTTAAATCCAGCCCAAGGTTTGATATTTATGTTGCAAGCCTTAGGTGGTAAGCTCATCTCCCGCGATATGGCAATGAGAGAACTTCCTTTCAGTGTTAATGTGACGCAAGAGCTTGAGAAGATTGAGATTGAAGATATGCGCACCGCATTACTTGCATCTCTACAGGCTTACACTCAGGCAATTCCGCAGATTGCAGCCCAAGGTGGCGATGCTAGCGAGATTGTAATGAAGATTGCAAAGGTGATTAAAGCTCGCCAAAAGGGACAGGCAATCGAAGATGTCGTTGAAGATATCTTTACCCCTGAGGAACAGGTTCCTCCTACTGGAGCTGCTGAACAAATGGTTGAGCAACCGTCCCCTGCTCCCGCTGGCGCTTCGGTAGGAGGCGCTCTTCCACCAACACCTCAAGGTGGCGGACAATCAGATATAATGAGTTTATTATCAGGATTAACCGGAGCTGGCGAAGCCCGCTCTAGTGTGAGAACTATTCGACGTAGATAACCCAGGAGGGGACGATGACAACAATCATTGGCGTTGAATATGATAAGAAGTCAGTTATCGTTGCAGACAGCCGGATAACTGATGACGGCGGTAAGGTATATTCACACCCGGTAATGAAGAAGATAACAGCACGTGGTGCATTGTTAATAGCAGGAGCAGGAGAAGTAGCTCCTTGCGATATAGCACAGAATATCTGGACACCTCCAGCTTTCACAGCAAAAGACAAAAAGGACGCATATCGCTACATGATAGTTAAGGCTATGCCTTCCCTTCGCAAATGTCTTACTACTAATGGATATAATTTTGATGAACCTCATGACAAAGATAAAGATGGATTAAGATTCCAATTTCTAATCGCGGTTGGTGGCGAACTCTTTGATGTCGACCAAGACTTGGCGGTGATGAAGAGTGAAGCAGGATTCTATGCCATCGGCAGCGGAGGTGCTTACGCACTTGGCGCTCTTTATGCAGGCGCTGATGCCCTCGCAGCAATGGAAGTTGCCGCAAGAGTTAGTGCATACACAGCAGCCCCCTACCAAATAGAAGAACAACCAAAGTGAACAAGTTCACAGAAGCCATAGATAAGGCTATGAGAATACTAGCAGAAGAGCTAGATGATTCTGATAGTCAGATTTGTACAGGCTGGGTACTTGTTAGCGAGTGGAGTGACTTCGAAGGTACAAGATACCTAATGACAGATGTAAGTGAAAACATGAACCCATGGCTAGCTAAAGGTATGTTAGCAAGCGCAGAAGAATATTCTTATAATCCAGAGGAGGATAAGCGTGGAAGTTGAAAATCGCGGAGGTCCTAATGGCGGTCCACAGTATAATCCTATGAATATTTCTGCTGTTGGTGGAGCTGGTCAAAGTGGTAAAAAAGCTCAAAAGGCAATGCAACTTCGCCCATCTGGTGGTGGAGCCTTTGGCGCTACTAAAGCTCAAGTGGAGCAGATAAAGGGAGCAGAAGGCGTTGTAGGCACAGCTCCTGCTGCCGTTGCATCTTTAGCAGAACTTACTACACTTTCGGCACCAACTAATTATCCTGACATGCCAGTATCTTCTGGTGGTAGGCTCGGAGATGGCAATGGAGAAGAAGCGTTGATGCTACCGCCCGCTCCTGATAATGCCGATAGATACGATAGTGGAATTCAAGCAATACGAGCAATGTATTTGCGGGACCCAAACAATGAAGATTTGCGCAGAATGTTAGAATATTCAGATGGGGTTAATTCAGAAGGGTTTAATCTGTGACACAACCCGGAATCCGCAAGCGCAAGGATGGCACTTGGGAAGTAACCGGCTCTAATGATAGAGTGCTTAATCAGACTCAAGCCGATTATGAAGACCTAGTTAAAGCCTCGCAGCTTATTACCGGCGAACAAGGTATACAAGTTCGTAACTTAATAAAAAATAATCCGTCTGCTTCTGCTGGTCTAATAGCTGCACTTGCTCAATATGGTGCAGTTCCCGACAATGATTTGACTAAGACTCTTGTTGAGATTGACAAAATGACCCGCCAAGAGCGCGAGAAAAATATGTTTCTTGAAGGTCAGCGAATTGCTAATGAAAAGTTTAAAAACTCATACCGTGGTAGATTTTGGAATATTCTTAAAGCTTCAATTCGCGGATTATCCATACTTCCTGAAACAGGTTTAGAGTTACTAGGCAGTGGGGCTAGAAGTTTTAGGGCGCGTCTTGACGCTAAAATGGCCGGAGAACTTACTTGGTTTACCGAGCAACCAACCGACCCAAATAAAACAATAAATCAAGTACTAAATAGACCAGAGGATGAATCAGGTCTAAAGTACATCGTGTCACAAACTAAAGCATTTCAGATTGCCAAAGATTTAATTAATGGCAATAAGATTGATTTGGGTGAAGGATTCTTCCCTTCCGAAGAAACGGGCCAGGGATTTAAAGCTCGCCAAGCACAGCTTGATGCTTATAAGGTTGCAATTAAGCTGGACAATGGCCAGGTTTATTATCGCCCTTATTCGGTGATTGACCCAGTAACTGAAGTCCTTCCTTTTGTAGAGCCAGAAGATACTGTTGGTACAGTAGTAAGCGCACTAGGTGACTTACTCGTCATGCTACGCACTGACCCTGGTATAATTTATGCTAGGCTTAGAAGAGCTGCTAAAGAAGCCGAAAGGGCTGCTAGAATATCAGGCGGACTTCAAACTTCTAAAGCGATACAAAGAAAAGCTTTATTAGATATTGAACTTGACGAAGCTGCAAAGAATGCTCAGGAAGCTTTAGAAGAACTCAATAAGGCTACAGGATTTAAGAAGTTTGTAAAGCAAGAAGAGTATGATAAAGCTTTTGATTCCCTTACGAAGATGGCAGATGAGTATGACAACATGGTTTATGATGTCAATCTCGTTGCAGGATTTTTAGGCAGCAAAGCTGCTGAGCCTCTAATTAGCGCTATTGCAAATATTGATAACTGGCAGGACATCTATGCTCTTGGTAAAAAGGGAAAGAAGCGTGCTGGCTTAACAGTTGAGCAGTCAAAAGTATTAGCTGCGGCAAAGACTCGTGATGAAGTTCTTGCAGCCATCGCTCCTTTTATCGCTGGTGGAAATGTAGTAGCGGATGTTTTAGAGACTGGCACAAAGGTCGGTAAAGCTATCTCAGGTACTGCCACTAGAATCGCCAATAGTCGAATTGTTCCTGGCACGGCTGTTCAAATGGCTCGCTCTATTAAAGGTTTAGCGGCAAAAGGATATCGGAAGACTCCCATCCTGCCTAAGATAATGAATACCCTTTCTAAGAATTATAATACAATTTTACCTGGCGGAACATTCGTACATGCGGCAGATGTAGATGGCCTAGTTGATATGGTGTATTCTTATGGTCGTGCTGCGAAACTTGATGAAAAGACAATAGCAGATATTGCAGATAGCGTAGCATTTGCCGAAGATGCCTCCAAGGCTGGCTATGATGCTAGCGGTAAGTTATTCAATTCTATATTCGCTCGTCATGCTGAAAGAATTGGCGTAGACAAGGCAGAACTTGAAAAGGTAACTAGGCTTTTTGAAGGTGGCCGCGAGAAGATGTCCATGTATTGGGCCGAGCGCCATGCTGACGGAGCTAAACTTGATTATCTAATTGGACCCGGTGGTAAGAAGTATACCATATCCGGTCCCCATTTAGACTCTGAGTTTCTTAACTCAATGATTTATTTCCCTCCAGCGGATGAATTACTAAGAACTATATCATCTTTCAATAAGTTAAACCTGCGAGGCGCAATTGATGCTGCCGACTTTTTAACCAGCAACCTCTGGAAAAAGATGGTTTTAGTACGTCCTGCGTACATTATTCGTAATATTGCTGAAGAGCAGATTCGCGTTGTTGGAACAGGTCATGTTTCTTTCTTTAATAACCCGGTAACCGCAGTAGCAATGTGGCTAGGTAGAGATAATGGCCCTGCTTGGCGTAGACTCTTGAATTCATTTGACCCATATAGAAATACAATAATGGGTACAAATCTAAAACTAGGCTCCGCAGCGGATGAATTTGCAGCAGAAGTACTAGCGCATGATGCAAGAGAATCCTATTCAGCCTTTATGGCAGCTAATACTATTACATCAGTTGATAGAGATGTTCGTACCTCTGTAAAATTTGCTGGTTTTGGGCGAGTTGACTACGGCCATGAGCGCTGGTGGGAAGGCTTAGCTTCCGAAGTTCGGATTCTTTCTAACTCTTTAGCTGGTAGGGTGGTTGCTCGTACGGCTCCTGGCTTTGAAAAAGGTGGAGTTGACTTTGTTCTTCGTGGTGGAGGCAAAGATGAGTGGACTAAATTTGCCGAAAGACAACCAAAAGAGATAAGGGACTGGCTTCTTACGGACGAAGGCGCTATGACTTATCTGTTTACTGGTAAATCAGTAACACCTTCTGGACGCGAAGTGCTAACTTCTGTACGCGCCCGTGTGGATGAGGCTACTGGCCGTGGAGGCGAAGCATCACAGGCACTAAAGAATCTTATTGCATACGGAAATATTGAGCAACCGGGACTTAAGATTGCCGTACCTAAGGGAGTTAATGGTGCCGACAATTCAATTAAGAATGCTAAAGAAGTTTCTGCTGGCAAGAAACAACTAAAAGATATAAATCAAGAATTTGCCGACCAGCTTAAACAAGCCTTTAATGGTAAAGGTGATTGGGAAGGCCTATCTATGATAGTGCCAATCTCCAAGTTTGGTCGTAAGCAAAAAGATGAGCGCGGCATAGTTAACGGAATTGTTGATGGCTTCTTTAGCGCTGCTATACGATTTGAAAAAACAAGCACAATGGGCCCAGAATGGCGACAGAAGTACTGGGATGCTATATATGACATCTCATCTGCGCTAGACGAGAATGCTGTTGCTAAGCTAAGCGCTACTGCAAGAGAATCTCTTACTCCTCTTAAGAGCTGGAAGGGCGAGCCAGTAGGGCAGCAACATAAAGTTTGGAAGGCTTTTGAAAGAACTAAGCCTGGCGGTAATATTAGCGTCGAAGAGGCCCATGAGTATGCCTCAATGGTGGCTAGTCGTCACGTAGCTGAGTTGTTCTATGATGCTTCTAAGAAGCGCCTTCTATTCCATCAGCTTCGTCTTATAGCACCATTCGGACAAGCATGGGAAGATACTATTAAAGCCTGGGGTAATATTGCACTTAATAACCCGGCACAGATTTACAAGGGAATTCGTCCACTATCATGGTTGAACAACCCAGAGTCATCTGCTTTGTATCAACTAACTGATGCTAGAGACTACTATGACCCTAACCAAGGATTCTTCTTTAGGGACCCATTGGATGGACAGCGCAAGTTCTTTATTCCATTTGCATCAACTGGATTGAATTTTATTCCAAATCTTATATCCGGAAAGAATCCATTTGCTGGTGGACCATTTGCCATAGGCGCTACTCCCCAGTCGTTTAACTTTGCCTTTGCTTCGGGCAGTATTATACCTGGCGTAGGTCCAGGATTAAGTATTGGTATACAGATTTTAGATAGATACTTTGGTAATCCTTTAAATCTACTACCAAAGGATATGCGACTAGCTGCATACAACCTAGTATTTCCATTCGGTGAGCCAGACTTAAAAGCTGGTTTTATAGAAGCTCAACTTCCTGGTAACTGGAGGCGCATCCTTGCCCCATTATTACCAGAAGAAGCTTATTCTTCAGCATTTGCTCCGGTTATGAATTACTTGGCTTCTGGTGGAAACTATGATTTGATGGACCCAGAAGACCAAACTAGGCTTATAGGGGATACCAATAAGTTTTCACAATGGTTTACAGTTATGCGTGGACTCTTTGGAACTGTGTCTCCATTCCCATTCTTGACTCAGGGTGTTACAACCCTTGATGATGGAAACACTCTTTTGACTACTGAGTTATATAATAAGTTCAAGGAAATTGAAGTAAAGACTGCAGATAGGAATAAAGCCTATGCAGAGTTCTTCGATACATTTGGGCCGGAGGCCGTGCTTGCTATTGTAGCCACATCAACTGGTGCTCCAACCAACCTATATACTTATGAGTTAATCCAAAGAGACCCATCAGTTGTAGATGATTACCCTTCAACATATGGATATATCTATCCTAATGGT